AGCAACGCCCGCGGCCGGCGAACATATTTTGCAAAAGTTGATTTAGCGACGGCGCATTCGTGGCCGAAATGTTCGCTAGCGCCTTGACCAAAATCAATTGCCGATAGGCGTCGTCGGCAAGCCGATAAGTACTAGTTGCGCCCGGGATTCCGTCATAAAACGGCCGTTCCCCAAACGGGTAAGAGCCCGGCAGCGCATCCGAAAACCCGAAGAAATTAGGATCGGGGGGAATCTGCAATTCCCGGGAGATATTGACGATGCGGCCCCAAATGTCCAAGCCGAAACCTTGGGCGCTTTCTACGTTCCAAACGAAGCTATAGAACGTGTCGAAGTCCGCCCGCGGGTCTATGTACTGGTCCATATTGCGGACCAATTGCGTAATGGTTGCGCTGTTCCCGTACTGGCTAATTATGGTTTCTTCGACGTTGAGCATGGCTAGACCAGCGTAACGGAAATGTCAGCTTCGGACAGGGTCGGCTTTTGGTCAATGCCGACGGCAACCTGGCTTAGTGTTGGGGTGACGGTCCCAATCAAGACGCTGATAAGGGACACGTTCGACGCTACGGTAACGACGGCGCCATAGTAGCGGCTGGCGAGAATCAGCGAACCGATACGCTCCCGGGTTGTACCGTCCGCCCCGTTGAAGCGGGCAATAATGGCGGCCTTGACCCGCTGCACAATGTCAGAAGGTAGCGAAGGGTCGTCCACCAGGCTCACGGTGAACAGCACTGGCAGCGCGGCCGGACGTTCAAACTTGACCGTATAGGTCGGCTGGGGGTAGCTGTAGCCGGCGTCATCAGTGACCGTTACGGTCGTGTTTCCGTTGTAATCGCATCCGGTATCCTTCTTGCGCCAGATAGCCGCGGCAACTTCCGCGTCGGTGCCGCCCACGACGGCCACATAGACCGAATGGGGCAAAATTGGGTAATTTGTGGGGCCGGTGTTGACTGTGTTTCCGCTGGGGTTGTCTTTGACATAGACGTCGAGAACGTCAAGCAGGTCGAAAACGGCCGCGTAAATCGCTTGGGGCGTCCCCTTGCCGTTGAGGGCAACCGAATTGCGGCGGCGGTACTCAAAGTCGGCCCGGCTTTCCACGTTGGAACCCATCGTACCGTCGGCCGCGTTGGTGATAGTGTCCCAACCCGGGATTGCCTGATAGACCGACGTAAGCGTACCGGCGGCGCATGGAATGGGGCCGGTTTGGACATTCTGGAAGTCCGCGTCGACGGTGCCTGCAATGCCGATGGTGGCGTCGCCGCTCAAAGCGTAGGTATTGCCGTCGGTGTCTTGGGCGAAGGTGCCGGCGGGAATGACGGTGCCAGCGATGCCGCCAAGCGTGGCCGTGACGGCGGTCGGCGTGGCCGGCTTGCGGGTCAAAAAGTAAATGCGGCCAATGGCGTCTTGGAAGCGGTCGGCGGAATATTGCGGGTCCACCTGATTGACGATAAGGGCGACTTCGTTGTTCTTGTCCCCGATTACCGCGGCTTGGCTGGAAGCAAGTTGCCCTTGGGGAGTTTCAAGGCCCGGATTCAAGCCGCCGCCAAACGCGGCATTCATGTCAGCTTGCACGCCGGCTAAAATGTCAGTTTCCGCCGGGATAACCAAACCCGCGGGCGTAAACTGAATTTTTGGAACGCTAGAAGGATACGGCATTTGCGGCCCCGGTTTCGTCAATAAATTGAACTTGGCCCGTAATTTCGCGGCCTGAGAATTCCGATATTATAACCTGTGCCGACACGACGCCGGGAACCGTCAACGCCGCATGTTCCATGTACCCGGTAAGCAATGACAGCGGGGGCAAGTGTCCAAGCACGTCTTCAAAGTACGGAATGCCCTTGGGCGTGTTGTACCAAAGTTCCCCCAGGAAGAGCCGCACGGCGCTTGCAACGTCTTGGGCCAGGGCGTAGGGGGGCGTCGCCATGGCAATATTGCCGGCGCTGTCTATGACCAAATCCCATTGCCCTTGGTCAAGCAAAAGCGTGTTGTATTGCGTCATACTGGCGCCCCCGTGTTTCCGCCCCCGGGGACCACTCCCCCGTGAACGTGATTATGCAGGCTGGTGCCCTCTGCTGTCACGTCGCCCGTTACGGTCATCGACCCGGAGAATGTGGCCGCCCCGCCGCCGGTTTGCGCTACGCCGCCGGCCATGGTTGTATGCCCGTTGACTACGGCGTCCCCGTTAACCGTGAAGGTTGGCGTCGTGACCGTGGTCGACGTGCTGGCGTTTATTTCCACGGTTTGCGCTTCAATCAGCACGTCGGGGGCGTCGATCTTGACCCGGGTCGGGGAATGAATGCGGATGCCGGCGGTACTGAATTGGATATATTGCGTCGGGGTGCCGTTGAGCATGCCGCCAAGGTACATGCCGTCGGCAAAACTGTATTGGCGATGGCTACCCGGGGTTGCCCTGCTTCTTGGTGGTCTTGACTTGCGAAATGTCCCGGCTGGCAAATACGGCGACGCCTATGTCCCCCGTTTTTGCGGGTCAATGATGATGCCATTGGCGCCGCCCTGCAGCCGGAAATAGGGCACGTTGTAAATTGTCACGTGGGGCGTCGGGTTGCCCTGGCCGTCAAGCTGGTTGACCATCGGCGTGACGTCGACATAGCCCACGGGGGACAGGCCGCCCGCGTTCGTGCAAGACTCAATGCGGACCAGGGTCGCGGTTTGCATCTTCCCTAGCGCCTGTTGCACCATGAATGCCATATTGTTGAATTCGCCCCAAGTACTTGAAGGCAACAAGGCGCCGTCAGGAATTTGCGCTTTATCGGAGGACGGCGAGGCCATTGACATTCCCTCTCACGGTTGAGAACCACGCGCCGCCCGGCTTTTCGGATTCCAAGCGGTGCGCCACAGAAACGACGATCCATTCACCTTCGGCGGCCTTTACGTCGGTTGTCAGTTTGATTGATCCACCAAACGTAATTGCCGGATTAAACAGTGTTTGAAAGTTGACGCCGATGCCGTCGAAAGTTGGATACCCAACAAGCCCCGATTGTGCGGAGATTTCGGGGATAATCCCCTTACGCGGGGCATATTTGTTCGTAATCGCCAATACCTTGTCATCAATGTACAGCGAGAAATTTGCAGCCCGGGCTAGCTCTAGGGCTTGCTCTTTCAATGTGTTGGCAACATAGACGTCGGTAAGCATGACGCTGACGTTATTATTTTCAAACACAAGGCCCATGTCTTTGGCAATTCGCGCCATGACCACGGCAACGTCGACGCCACCTTTAATGCTCAAAGGTTGAACCGCTTGCAGGCCATTGAAAAAGCAGGCTTGGGCCTGAATGTGGAGGAAGACGTCGGGCATGTTCTGATAATCACCCCAGGCGTTCACGATATTGCCGGCGAATACTAAAGTTTCAGCGGCCCCGTCAATGGCGAACACTTCGACGGTGTTCGCTATACGGCTTCCAGGCTTCCATTGCAGCGTCGTAACGCTGTTCATGTCCGCTTGCTTCACGCCGTAAATTTTGGCGCGTAGGGTGCCCATCATCATGCCGCCAGCCTTGTCAATGTCCGCAATTGCGCGGAAGCCCTGCAGCGTTATGGTGTCATTGTTGGACGACCCAAACTTGCCAGTTCCCAAGGTAATGACGAAGCGGAGCGCCTTTTTATTCGAGAATGAAGGCATATTGTTCGGCGTTCAGATAGACCAACTTAAAACGCGAATTTAGCCCCGTATATTCAGGGTCCAAATTGCCTTGCGTGTCCAAAAACAATAGGTTTCCTACAAATCCCATATAGTCCCGGCAAATCAACGGCACAGCGTCGCGGGCAATAACACTTGTGACCAACTCAACGCCGTCGACATTGATATCGACAAAAATCCCTTGCGGCTTTTGCCATAAGGCGATTTGGCAATTCTGCCCGCCCAAAACAATTTTTGTTGTTTGCGCTGGTACAGGTTGTAAAGGGATTTCGAGCATAGCCATTAGAATTTCATCTCCGCCATTCGTGATGCCCGCGTACTGGTCGCCGCCGTACCGTCAGCAGCCGAAGTGCCGTCGGCGTTGTAAACGTTACCAGTTCCCGACGTTATTGTCCCATTTGACGCCGCCGGAGTTTCGGCCGGGCCTGAAAATTTATTGTATGCGGCCTTAAGTGTCGACTGTTCCCGCTCCTTCGGTTGCACCTTGCCATTATCCGCTTGCGGCGTGGCCGCAGCTTCCTTCGGCTTGTCGACTTGCCCTTTGTTGGACGTGGTGTAAAGCGCCGATACTTCGCGGATTTCCTTAAGGGTGATTTCCACAATCAGCAGGGTCGCACCCTTGGAGCTATGGCGGGCATAGTTGTACCGTTCGACCGTGTAGTTGATATAGGTCACTTCCGGCGTTACTACGCTGTACAGGTCCGTCGACTTGCACGCCTTGTCGATGGCTTCCAAGAAGGTGCGGCGGTTCTTTTCGCTGCCCGTCAGGCATAGCACCACTTGAGGCGACGCCGCACTTTCGACCTTGTTGTAACTGGCGAAGCTGCCCCGCTCCAATGGGAAGTCGCTTACGCGGGTTTCCTTGGAGTAATCAACGGTAACCAGTCGACAAGGTAGACGCCCAAGCCCGCGGCGTCCAAAGCGGCCCCCACCAGCCCGGTGAACTTGGCCGGGTCGCCAAGCGGCTTGCCTTTGGAATCCCAAATGCCCCAACGGGTTTGCACTTGGAAAATGCGCCAAATCATCCCCTGCAGCAACCCAAGGCCGGCGCGAAGCAACGGCGGGAAGTTGGGCGACCGGGGGAGTGCCGGCACGCCTGGCAACTTCGGTACGTTGGGGAATGGGATAAGCGCCATGTCAGGTCAACCCGTAATTTGCTTGAGAGGTAAAGAGGTAATCCAACGACTTGCCCATGTCCTTGGCAATCCCGTTGGCGTCCGTGGCGGCCGTGTAGACCTTGACCTCCCCAATGTGGGTTTCCACGCTCTTGGACGTGGCGCCAGGGGCCGCGGCGGCGTTTGCTTGGGCAACCTGTACCGCACCAGCCCCGACGGCCGCCTGAGAGGCGCCAGGCACGCCCCCGAGCATTGCAAGGGCCATTTGCCCCCGCTTGGCCGCTTCGCCTTCGCGGTCGGCCGGGCGTTCGTAGTGCTTGGACACGATGGCCGCGGCTTCGTCCGCCCCTGCAGCCCCTTTCAAGAGGTTGCCGGCCTTGCGTTCGTTGCCTTGGGTCAATTCGTAGTGCATGAAGGCCATTTGCTCTTCAAGCGTCGACCCTTGAATGTCCTTGCCAAACTTCTTTTTAAATTCAGCTTGCCGGTCGGGGTGCCATTGCGCGATGCCATACGCCTTGCCGTTGTCGCCCACGGCGTCCGCCCTAAATGCGCTTTCCCGCTTGATGTTGGCGGCAAGGCCCGCGGCTTGCTCCCGCGACCAGCCTTGGGCCTGAAAGTAG